GCCGTAAGTCCAAGCATCAACATCTGTCTTCTGACAATAAGTCCAGTTCTCAAAGTCCGTTCCTCTAGCGGCCTCTAAATGCCATCTATCAGACCCTAGAAATTTCTTCGTTGCTGTTAGTGTCTTAGCATTCTTGAAATGAATGAACCCTTGAATATGTGGTGTTCCTTCTTCTCCAGTCTCCAATCCAAAAACATAATTTGTGATATTTCCCTTCGGTAATTCCTTAACCAAACGGAGTTCATCTTCGGTATAATTGTTCAGTGTCAAAGCCCATCGGCGTTGTCTCTTACTCATATTGCCCACTCCATCAGAGATTTCTGTGGGGACCAACATCTCCGACACATATGTGTCCGATCATCACCTTTTCCCCAAGACCTCCAAATATTTTCATTCGTCTTGCACACCTTACAACGTATTTCCGCCATGATTTTACGTATACCTTTCTTGGTATAAAGGATTCACGAACATATTCGTACGAACATGTTCGCCCTATATTCTCGCTCGACCTCCAACCCCATCTTGAAAAGATATTTTGGGGGAGTCGACACGCTGTTGCACGATTGCTTCAATCGTGACAACTAGCGTTAGAGGGAACAACCTGATTTTATAAATCTTTGATTTAGAAAAACGAAGGTTTCCCCAATCTTAGTCTGGTCTGAATTGTAGTATTACCTTTCAGACCCCCCGTGTAATTTGTGTATCTATTTGATGCACGCATTCACAGGCTGGATTGTTAAACCAAAGAGGTTTGACCACCTTCTTATGCTGGAACGTGTACGTGAGTTCATGGCGAACAAACTCCCAGCAAAGAAGTATAAGCACTCATCCCCAACTCAAACACGTTTATCGTTTGAGTTTACGGGCAATCAAACAGCGTTTATTGATATTGCCCAATCCTTGAGTGCAGTTAACCGTAGAGGAGGCTACCGACAGGGAGTCTACTACTACGTCAATTCAGTAGAGGTCTATAACAACTCCACTGGAGTTATTGACCTACACACTCTTCAAGACACTTGGGTGACCAAACAGGCTCACCAACGTGGCAGAAAACTCTGGGCTAAAATGAACCGTTTGGTTGCACCACCTCTTTTGAATGGTGCAAAGCCCGCATACCATGATTTCAAGGTCTTTATGACCAAGCAACATGCTGTGGCAGGTTCTAGTACTCGCCCATCTCTTCATGGTATCAATAACGCCTCGGCTACCACGATCACTGATGATTGGGTATACTCTGACTTTGTCAGTGCAGACGACGATGGCGATTCAAATCAAAATGCCGACCAATTTACTGTTCACATGATTGGTCCCCATATCGGTTCATCCGATGATTGGGACTCTGTCGGTCTTATCAAATCTTATTCTGAATCAAGGGCAACTGTTTCTCTGGAAACGCCTAATGACGACAATATTGACTTGACGGACCCCTTGATGAATGTATTTGATTTCTCTTCTGAGGAACAAATCAATGAGATAGCCCAGAACCTTCTTCTGGATAACGATAAACCACCGTATGACATCAGTTTGTATAACGGTGAATCATCCAACCATATGCATCACGCTGCTCGTATCGGAACCGAGCAAGGCGTCGGCCGTATTGGTCGTGCATCTGGTTTCTGTGTCCCATTCGGTCTTATTTGTGTTGACCCATGGGGCCTTCCAGACCCTAATGACAACTTCCGTGTTGTCATCAATCTCGCCGAAGGAACTTACGACGGCGTTTATGCGGAGCGTGTTTGATATGGAGCCTTGCGACCCTCAAACTACTGCATTCGGAGTCCGAATGTTAAAACTCTTAAAAGAAAATCGAATTGAGATGATGATCGTATCAATTCTCCTGTATTCTACAGGTCTTTTAGAACAATCTCTTGTCTATGCTGGAGGTGTCTGCTAATGGCACGCCGTAGACAGAAATCTAAGCAAGGCCGGACCACCTATGGTAAGGCCTTCAAGAAAACATCAACCTCTGGAAAGTTCCGTAAAGGGACTTGGTTGAAGTACAAATACGTCAACGGTCGCCGTGTCGGTTCCGTTAAGTCTCGGAAGTGATTTTATCAATCCGTACAAAGAAGAATGGATGAAGCATTCCACTTCATTTATTCACAATCTTAAACCAACTTTCAAAGTTGCAGTTTCGGACCACAAAGACCAGTCCGTTTGGAAAAGCCAAGTAATGTCTTCTGCTCTTTCAACTGCTGCTGCACTTGCTTTAGCCGACGGTCCTCTACCCGTTGGTGACATCGCTGCTATCGTCGTCTTGACTGGAGTCGGCCTCTATCTCTTTTTTGAGGATTGACCATTTCTCCATGATCATCTCTTCTCCCCAGAGTTCGTTTACTCTGCGGGTTAAAGCATCGAATGTTTCAGGATAATCTGCCTGACACTTTTCGTATTGTTGATAATAATTCCAATTTGAGATAATGAATACTTTAGTGAATTTCGCCATTTTGTTAGCATATCTTGCTGGCAATTCAATTGGATAACCATCAAGCCAGTTCAACATATCTTCAATTTTGTAACTGGATCTAAACTCTTCAAAGACCAAAACATCTTGACCAGCATACATATCGAATGGGTGCTTTTTGTCTGTTGCTCGGTAAACGTTCTCGTAACCGTATTTGTCCATCACATATCGGGTTTTACCGACCCCAGTTCCTCCAGAAATATAAACCACTTCAACATCTCTCCAACCTGCATTCTTGCGGTCCACATCTAGCCGATATTTTTCTATCGCTGTTATGCATCTCATTGCAGTTTCAGGGTACATACGTATGATCTCATTCGTACTCTTTCCTTCATCAATATGATTTACTATTCTTGCCCAAACACTCAAATCTCCATCTTCTACTGGCTCATCGCCGTAAGTCCAAGCATCAACATCTGTCTTCTGACAATAAGTCCAGTTCTCAAAGTCCGTTCCTCTAGCGGCCTCTAAATGCCATCTATCAGACCCTAGAAATTTCTTCGTTGCTGTTAGTGT